TTTGCGATTCAAACCACCTTCAGGATTCTTTCCTTCTTTACGCTGCCATGCCGCAACTTCTTCTATTTTTTGTTCAGATAAAAACTTTGCTGCTGCATCAACGATACTTGATTCTGATGCAGTTTTCCAACCACCACCCATCTCTTTATATTTTTTTGATGCCCAACCATTGGCATATGCAGAAGGATATACATCAAACTTTGATTTAGCCATTGCTTTTGCTCTTGCCCATTTTTCAGGACTTGTTGGTACATTTTTTTCGTCTAGTTTTTCCATATCTTCACTTATCTTTCCTTTACCAAAGTTAGATACATTAATTGGCGCACCTTTTCTTTCAGGATTAGGATCATGTCTTCTTTTTGCACGAACCGCTGATGCTCTTTCTTTTTTAGATAATGATGCACGTTTTTCATTTGACATACACTTAGGTTTAGGTTCACCAGGTTCTCTTGCACAAGGACCAATGGCTTCACCCTTACTATTGATTCTTTTCCAACCACCCTTTGGGTCAGTTTTGCTAAACCATTTGCGTAAATCTTCTGAAACGGTTTCTTCTTTAACACAAGAACCTTTTGAATATGCTTTTTTACCTGGTGTTGGTTTATAACCAGGCCAGCATCTTTCTGCAAAAAAAGATTTAAAATTTTTCATCCTACAAACTTCTTTGCTTTGAAAGTTCTAAGATTGATGCCAACTTTTTTTAGTTCATCTTCTTTTTGGTCACCTATACTCATAGTAGTCTCATCACCAGTTAATTCTTTAATGGTTCTTTTCTTTGTATCACGGTTGTATTTTTTACCATTTAATGCTATCTCTGGATCTACACCACGACTAAAGTTTTCACCACTTGATGCTGATGATACACCTGGTTCAATGCCCCTATCTATAGACTCTAAGATTTTTTCTTTTTGCTTCCTGATTTCTTGGAGCGTGATTTTTTTACGGGTTGTTCCTGCACTTCCACTTTCGGAGATTCTACCACTGGTGGTACTATTGGTAGAGATTCTTCCACTTTCTGTTCTGTTGGTTTCTTGAACCAATCCAATATCTTCTTGAACATCTTCATTCTCCTTAATTTTGATTGCATAACCATCTTTATATTTTATAACGACACCATCTTTAGTGTGTGCTTCTTTTGATGCTGAACGGCGTAACATAAACTTTCGTGTCTTGCCATTTTTATCGCGCATCAACTTAACTTTTTTCTCTGTAGCCTCACTAATCAAACCTTTTCCAAGTGTAAGAACATTGATTGCATTTGAACCAGTAAAACTATATTGTTCTTCAACTTCTTCTTCATCGTCATCTGATTTTAATAGCTTGAATGCTTTACTTACTTCTTCTGGTGTGTCACCTTTAATTGTTATGCTAACCGCCTCAGATAGAAACCCTTCAAATTCTTCGTTTACTTTTTTGTTGTTCATCTTGGCTGTTGCCTTGGTTACTTGGTGTTCAATTTCAGAGGGAACTTCCACTAAATTGTCATGCACAGAACGATATGTTACTTTACCATTTCTACCGTAGCGACCAAATCCATAATACTGTAGACCCATTTCTTTTGCTTTTTGTGCAGCATTCGAACCCATATTAGGAGTTTTCTCTGCACCATTTGGATCAATCTCTAATGTATCTTTTTTGTGTAATTCGTGTGCTACCCACATTTCGGCTGTAGGAGACTTTGGAGGCTCTGAAATGAATTTTTGTATATTCTGAAATATACCCATCATTTCTTCTTTTTTAGCCTTGACAACCTCTGGTGCAGCAGTTCTCAAATCTTCAGAGTTATCAAACTCCATATACTTTGAGCCAAATAGTTTTGCAAGTTCTGGTCGTGATCTTTGAACAGAATCCCATTTCTCTTTACGAATATCTTCTGGTACTGTACGACCACCACGCTGACCACGCTCAATGTTTCTTTGCTTTGATACTTCATCTGCGGTATTAACCATAACCATAGAAGTATCATAGCCCATTTCTTCTAGACCGGCTTTAATTTTTGAAATTTTTTCTGCGTCATCACCAGTGCCATTGATAATAAGACCATTGCGACCTTCAAACGCAAGCCTTTGTTTTAATTCTGTCATGTTTTTAGCACGTTTACGGACAGAATCACGCTTTTCTTTTTCATCAGCAGGCATGGTTTTATCTAGACCTTCTTTGTCCATCAAAAACTCTAATGCTTTATCTGAATTGATTTCAACTAGACCATGACCCGAAAGTGTATTATCAAGGACATAATCTTTACCTGAACCAGGACCACCTGCAAGAAATACTGCCTTGAAAATACCTTTATCGTGAACACCTTCTACTAGAATTTGTTCAAACTGCGAATCAATATCTTCTTTTAATTTCATACCACCACGAACATCGTTATACAATTCTTTAGCGTGTTCATGTTTTACATGACCAGGAATGCCCTTTTTGAATTCTTTAAAGTTACCTGTTGATGCATGACCACGCATTTTACTTGCAGACATACCAGAGGTACCTTCTGCATCGGGGTCTCTTTCACCCGCTGAATGAACGGTGATTTTTTTGAAATTGAACATAGCACCTTCATGGGTGCCATTATATTTTTTAAGAAGATTTTGATATTCTGGTATGCGGTCAGAGCCAGCAACCATGTGGAGATGAGTTACGCCCTGCTTATGAAGCTTCGCAGCCTGCGTAAGAAAACTTGGACTTTCTCTGTCGGAAACGGAAATATTTGTGCCAGGGAAAAATCTTTTAGCGTGTTTGACTTTTTGTTCTGCTGAGAGAGGATTTTTTCCAGGGTCTTGCGAGTGCGATAGGACAACATGATGAGAACCTCCTACTTCTTTAGCAACATCGTGGACTTTTTTGACTAGAACCTCATGTCCAGTTGTAGGTGGGTTCATACGACCAAATGCAAAAACCGCGTGGTTTTCCTTTTGTTCTGTCAGAAAATCTATAAATCTCATTTTTCCGCCTCTACAGCAGTTATTAATGATGTATTTATAATTTTAATCTGTTCGAATCACTAAAATTTCATCGGATTTTGGTCCGCCAATCTCCATGGGGCGTTTATTGGCGATTGCACCTTTTTGAAATATGATGATGCTATCATAGAAGGTGATGCTGGTCGTTGACCTGGTGAAATCTGTAGGTGGAATTTCACCGTTGGTGTGATCTGCATTCAATTCATCGACTAGATTTTTAGAAATATTATTGATGGACTCAGGAACATTTAGACCACCACCATGAGATTGCCAATATGCAGCATGAGTGTCTTCAATAAAATACATTCCATCTTTATCAATCAGAGGGTATAAAAATTGAAAGGTCTTGTTTACATGGTCCACATGGTGGCTACCATCATCCAATACCAAATCAAATGCACCAAACTCATCAATCAGACTCTTTAGAAATACTGGATCAGACTGGTCACCAATACGAATATTGATGCCTTCTTGTTCATGGTTCTTGCAGTCTGGATTAATGTCGATGCCAACGATAACAGAATCTGGATGAAAGTATTTTCTCCACATCTCCAATGAACCACCGTTTAGAACACCAATCTCCAGCAACTTGATTGGCTTATCTCTCAATGGTCCAAAATGTTTCTCATAGACAGGAAAATAATGAGACCACTTTGTAATTTTCTTGCCTTCATTATTATTAAAATATTCCCATAGATCCATTAGTATTTCTCCAATTCACCTGAACCTGCAACGATTCCATTGCAATGTAATTTATCAAATTCTACAACATACTTCTTATCTAGGCACTTGTAATGTGCGTGTTCTGTATCTATGCCATGATTAACAACATCATTAAAAATGTATTGTTGTGTCATCATATAGTTATCTAACAATGATGGACAAAAAGAATACATTCTTGTTATAAAGAGGTGGTCTGTGATATTGTTTTTTCTATCCTCTGGCATCCAAGAAGGTAATGCTTTTTTAAATACATATTTACCAAACATATTTTCATAAGCACCAATATCAAAATCTTGTGTCAATACTGTTCTAGCAGAATATTTGTATATGCGTTTAACACCCTGCATAATTTTCATCATTTCTACATTGTTTCTAATCATTCGAAATGTCTTCGATAACAATAAAATTTCAGCTTCACTCTTTCTACCCTGTTCAGCAAAGTACCTAACTTCTTCATCTTTTGACCATGACATAATTAAATTGACATAGGGTTTAATTTTTTGAAAACTGCTTAGTGGTACTTCTCTTGGAGAACCATCTGAAAATAGAATGAGTGCATCTGGCACATGAGTTCTTATACTGATAAGTGATGCAACAGTTTGTTCTAATCTTTCTTCTTCGGTAACAACACCAATGTTAGCATTCAATGCCGATGTTACGATAAAGAGGTTTTTATTTGGTACCAAACTCATTGATGCCACTCCATATCTGGAAAGAATTGCACAGTCTTTAACACCATGTTGTTAGGTGCTTTATATGTGTTCATCACCAACTCTGCAACCTCTGCTGGATCAAGGAGTTTACTTGTATCTGCATGAAAGCCTAGATTATCCCACAATGGTGTGTTAATGCCACCTGGATGAAAGCTTGTAACTTTGATGCCTTTCTCTTTTAATTCTTTACCAAGAACACCAGCAAACGCAGTTAGTCCATACTTTGTTGCACAGTATATGGACTGGTTTTCTATTTCTTCAAGACCAGCAACAGAGTTAATAAAGAATATCTTTGAACCTTCTTTCATAAATGGCAATAGATTACTTGTCAAAATCATTGGTGCTTTTAGGTTTGTGTCAATCATTCTGCTTATGGTGTGCGTAGATTCTTTTTCAAAGCTTTGCAACGAAAATGCCGCTGCATTATGAATCAAAAGATCCACATTCTGGTTGATAACCATAGTGAAATTTATGATTGACTGCAAGTTTGTAATGTCGCAGTTATGATGTGAATAATTAATGTGGTGTATCTGGTCTACAAATTTACTTCTCGATAGACCCATAACACGAAAGCCATTTTTCAAAAAACATTCTGCAAGTGAACGACCAAGTCCACTACTTGTTCCAGTAATTATAACAGTTTTCATATATCCTCAAAAGTGTTCATTGCACTAATCAGTTCATCTTCTTTTAGATTGTTTATGATTACACAACGACCTATGCCAATAGGAATAGGAATGTATTGATTACCATTTCTGTGCCGCATAGTATCTTCAAGTGCAGTCAAAACAATTTCTTTATTACCAAAATCTCTGTGCCAGGTTGGCAGTTTCAAATTCTTAGCAGTATTGAATATGCGTTTCAATTCATCTTCGGTGAGAAAACCGCGATTGAATGAGATACAGGAAGACAGTAGACAATCTAACACGACTGCTTCACCATGTTTCAATGTCTGAATGTTACTCATTTCAATTATAGGACTAAATGTATGTCCAAAATCAACTGGTCTCTCCAAATCTTTTTCCCATAGATTTGGTTGCAATTCGTCAATCATACCAGTAATAGCCATGTTGATAACGCGAACAGGGATGGCACCAAATTGAAATTTTTCTCTTAATAATTGGTCATAGTTATTCTCAAGCAGTTCAAATAGTTCCTCTGATTTGATTAGTGCAAGTTTGAATATCTCTGCAAGTCCATTTACAATCTCTCTTTCAGATTGTGTTGAGATAAATGTCTTGTCAATCAGAGTGGCAACTGGAGGATAGTATGCGCCAATTCTATTACGGCGACCAAAATGATTTGCTGCAACCTTAACACCAACTGATGCATCTACGATAGCAAGAAGTGTGGTTGGAACTTTGACATATGGAATACCACGGCGATAGATACTGCAACAGAAACCAACAAGGTCAAGTAGAACACCACCGCCAATTACAACGATGGTTTCTCTACGCAATGCACCCTCATCTTCAAAGAATTTCAGAATTTCTTCGGTGTGTTTCCAATCTTTGTTTTCTTCCGTTGCATCTATAACCTTTAATTTCAAATCAAAGCATATAGCCTCAAAGTATTTTTTTAGACTTTCGCCATACAATTCATTGACAGTCTTATCAATAACAACCAAGCGGCGTTTGCTTGTGCCATATGCAATCAGGTCAAGATTTTTTGGATTGAAAATGTCATTAGAATAGTGGATTGTAAAATTAACTGGAAGTTGTGATTCAACATTCCAAGTTCGTTTGAAATTACTAAAATTCACTAGAACATTATTTTTCATTAGAATATCTGTCTCAATAAAGAACAAGCATGAACATAGAAATACTTAGCCTTATCTATATCACCTGCGGCCAGTTTAAATGGTAACATACGAATGAACTGCGTTGCCTCTAGAACATCTACCATTCGCTTCATTACTGGTTCAGCGATTTCTTTCTCAAATATCTTATTGAACTCACGGAAATTCTTAGGCACAACGATATTACTATTAACAACATTTTCATCCACGGATACTTCACCATCATTCGTGATACCATACCAACTTCTTGAGCATTGCAGTACCTGAGCATAGTCTAAGAATCTGGTGTCAATAACACTTTCTTCATATGGATCAACAAACTTAATGCAATCATCCGTAAAAGAATACATGATGTTTTCAAGTGTTGGATTACCATGAATTGCTTCTTCTTCAATCAGTTTCATTTCAGAGAAAAAGTTACGCATTTCATCCATGTAATTGGTGATACCATGAACTATGCCACCATAATACTGATATGTACCATAGTTAAAGAACTCCATAAACTCAGGATATTTTTTAGCATCATTCAGTTTACGCTCTACTTCTTCTCGGAAGTAAAGTAGTGGTGCACCAGGATTGGCATCATAAGTGTAACGATGCATTTGGTAAAAAGCATTCCAAATAGCATCATTAATTTTATTTAATTCTTTCGGTGTCAATTCTCTCTCACAGAAAATTGTCTTAATGTCCTTGTATGTTTTCAAGTATTCAAGGTCAAAATATGCTTGGTCACCCTCACACGAAACTTTTATGATTTGTGGGTATAGATTAGCAAAATCAGTATTGTATCGTTGTATTTTTTTCATTTGCGAATACCAACGCATATAGCCATACTCTACATTTTCAGTCATACTGACCATCTTGCGAACGAATTTACCTTTTTCGTTCTCCATCAAGTAGGTAGAACTTAGTGAGCCACCTTTTAATTTTATCATCGTTTCATCGCCTGTTTTGTTATCTCAAGTCCATATTCTTGTGGAGTACCAAGAACTATGGTTTCATGGTCACTTGATAGTGGGTTAATGTTTACTGAATAGTTTTTTTCAATTATATCTGAAAGAACATTTGCGATATACATTTCTTTGCCTGAGAAATGATACAACAAACTCTCATATGAATCTTTATAGAATTTTGCATTTTTGAATCCATATAATCCAGAACTTGCAAATGGAGATATCGCAGACTTTTCTACAATGTCAATTGCTAATCCATCAGAGGTTCTAACATATGAATAGCTTGGATTGTTTGCAACGAATACATCAATATAGGCATCCGAGAAAGAAATATTATTTAATTTTCTACCAATCAAAATGGTATCAGCATTATGGATAAAGAATGGATCATTTTCATTCTTTAGAGCCAAACAACCAATGTATGCGGTGTGTGCTTGACCATCTGTGTCACCGATGTAAATAACATTTTCACTATGCAAGCCAAGTGGTTTGATGGTTTCAAGTAATTCATCTCGAAAATATTCATCTCTTTTGTTTGCAACCAAAACAACATCATCAAATGAATTGAGGTTTTTCAATATCTCATGGATAATAGTCTCATCATTCCAAGGTAGAAGATATTTTGGTATGTCAAATCCTACATTATGGAATCTGGTATTCAAACCAGCCATACATATTACTAACGAAGCCATTCTTCAAAGTCCTCACGAATTAAACTATGCCAGGTGCCATTGTATTGTCCAGGTGGAAATGGATGATTAACATCGCAATACACCAGATTTTCACCTACTAAACCATATTGTTTCCAATTGGCACTCATAAAATCTTCGCACATATATTGAACACCGCTCTCATAAAATTCTTCGATATGATTAAAACAACTAGCATATTCATCCATGTTTTTTGATGATGAAAATGCAAATTGGTCATTACCAAAATCTCTCTCTGGTGTCATACGACAATTTGGAATATACAATTTAGAATTGTCTAGCACCTCAAATGGTATGTAAGTGTTGATTGCAAAGTCAAACCGTGTTCGGATGACCCAATCAAATACCATGTTGTTTTCTTTTTCGTATTGCTTTTTCAATTCATTACATTGAGCAATAGCATAAAGTTGTGACCATGTGGATAGTTTTGCATCTTTTACTTTCCAGTTTGGCTGAGGTGGTGGAAATCTAGTATACTTGGAAAGGTCAGGAACAATCTGTTCTGTAACAACCGATAGAGCAGGGTTATATGGATTATTAAACTCTTTACCCCAAGAGAAAGTAAAAACAGTAACATCGTTGCCGTCAAGGATATTCTTCTTTACAAAAGGGAAAGCAAGGTCAACTGACCTTGGCTGACCACTTATACATAATGCAATCGTCTTAGCCATATTTCGCCTCAATAACTGAACGCCACTCTGGTACTCTATCATATTGATGAACGATTGTAAAGGGTATTCCTTTTGATGTTGTAACTTCACCGTCTTTCATTACAGGAGAAGGCTCTAACAAGAAAGGTTTGAATTGGTCAATCTTCGACGGATCAGCAGTTGTACCCAATTGTGCAGCCCAGCCATATTCTGATTTACTATACACGGAAGTTTCAAGATATGGACTCATTGAAATCAGAAAGTTAAATGTTGATTGGTCACAGATAGGTATTGGTCGACCCATAGATGCAGCAAAAATATTGATAGCCAAGTCACGCATAGCATATCCACGACCAGCAAGAACACCTACATTATAGATTACATTATTTTTGAAATGGTCATAGATGTAATTTGCATATGTCTCCATGAGATTTTGGTTTCCCCATGGTTCATCTTTATAACGAATACTCTCTGATGCAAAGATAAGGTTTTGGTCTTCTCCAAGATTTTTTTCTAAGTATTCAACAGGATTTCTTTGGAAGATAACATCTTTCACATCGGTTGTAATAACATACCGATATACTTTATCTGATAAGAAATTGTGGATATGAAGGAATCGTTCGGTATGAATTGGCATACCAGATTGGTGTTTTAGATTACCTTCAGCGTCTTGAACAAATCCAATGATTGTAACACCTGCATCATGGACTTTCTTTACTGTCTCTTTATCACAATTCATCAGAATCAAGGCAATATCGCCATCGAATCCTGACATTTTGATGGAATTGATCCAGTATTTTAATTTGTTCCAATCATAGTTGGTGCTTGCACCGATAATCAAGTCTTGTTTTTGCATAATATACTCCAATTGTTATGATACTTATCCTCTAGTTAGGTTCAGTATCCTTTGAATTTGTGTTTCTAGTGTAGCCTTTCTATTTGGCCATTTTATGATAGGTTGATCTGCCGTCTTCAACAACTTGGTCAAAAACGGTAGTATGATTTTCTCCACTTCTTGTAGCCTGTCTTTATATTCTTGGACAGTATCTTCTTTCTCTGCGATAACAGAATTGTATTCTTCCTCATCGGTCGCGGTGAATCCAAAATCATCATCACCATATTCTTTCATTATCGCATTTATGTCGAACTTAATATCTGGCATATAACCCTCTAAAGTAAGTTAGCGCTCACTTGCTCCAAGCTTTAGCCGCCGAAAAATTGGCAAGAGAAAACTCAAGTCTGTCTACTAATTTGACCGCGTTACCCTTTAGCTTATCTACGGCAACGAAGCCTTCCGGATTGGTGACTTTAAACCCATTATCAGTTTTCAAAAATGTTCCTGTGACCTGCCTCAACTGTTGCAACTTCTTAATTATCATGTTCTTAGCCAACACGATATCATTCTGAATATCAAATATCTTTTGCAATTCACCAGCATAGCTGCGGAAAAAACGCATCATCTCATTCTTCTCTGCGATACGTTTCTTCTTAGTTTCTTCTTTTTTCGCGGCTAGAATTTCTTTGTTGTGTTTATCTTCTATCCATTTTATCAATTCGCGGGTGTGCTGTGCGGTATTCTTAATAGGTTCACCCGCACGAACTTTGGTGTTATTGAATGTCTTTATTTGAATCTGTAGAATATCACTAGAAGCAATACGATTTAGTACCAACGAACTGATTGATCTGAATCTACTGCCTGCATCTGATAGAACACGATTTATCTGCTTAGTTTCATCTTCGGTGAATGTAGCAGTACCTGATGCGTCAACAAAGTAAGCATCGCGGAACCAAACATCTTTTGTTCGTGTTAGGTTATTGATATCTATGTTGAATGAAGCTTTCATATCATCCATACTCTTGCCTGTGTATGATGTATGAAAAACTATTCCAATCTGTGCTGCAAGCATCATATCAGCCAACTTAGAGTCGGCTGGTACAGCATACACAATGGTATTTGGTTGAAAGGTAATATAATCTTGACCGTCAATCGTTTCTTCTTTTATATCACCCTTTGCAAACATCATATCGCCTTGCAGAATGCCTTTGATACCAAGTTTTGGTAGATAACGCAAAGCAACTTTTAGTTTTGCATTTAGACCTTCACCTTTATGGTTCTCATCTATATCAGCATCGGTATAATTCAGCTTTGCGTTTTTATTGAATACGCCTTTGGTGCCAACAAAGAATTTGCCGTTCTCAGGATTGATACCACAGAATACAGCAGGTGCACCATCCCATTTTGTAGTAACATTCACCCTAGATTCTGCATGACCAGCAAGCATATCTCTTAGTGATAGTAGGAAATTAATTGCATCTCTAGTGCCAGCAACACCACGATTCAAAACTTCATCTTCAATATGTTCTAGGTGAAGGTTCTTACCTTCTTTAGATTCTGTTATGTATTCGGAGAATTTCATACACTTCCTTTTGTTTCTATTCGGAAGGCTACACTTGAAATACCGCCTCTTGATTTTGCTCTCAAATCCATTTTTATTTTTGGTTTAATTTTATCAACATACTTCTTATCTATCATATGAAATCCTGATGGAGATATAATAGAGTTAGCTACAGCACCTCTATATTTACTTAATGTTTTTTTCCCAGTCATAGCTTCATAAATCAATGCATCATAAAATTTATCGTTGCTCTTAATAAATTTAAGTAGAGCAGCCATCAATTGCGGTTTATTATTTTCTAACCAATGCTCATAACTTTTATCTTGTATGATTTTGCCTTTTTTAATAAATTCAGTAATTACTTTATCATTGCCTTCTTCCATAATCCTATCAAAATTTGATTGTGAAAGCAATCTCGTTGGCATAGTCTTCAAAGATTTTATGATAGATTTTAATACAGTAACACTTTTTGCATCGGTTAAATCTGATGCTGCTGCTTCAAAAAGTTCTGCTGTAGAAGCACCTTGACCTGATGCTAGTTGAATTCCGCCTTCCATTTTTACAGAAACAAAATATTTTTTACCTGCTGCAAAAATTACAATATCAGTTTTTGGTTCTGGTTTAGCAAAAATACTTCCAATCCCCGGCACATCTTCGTCTGAATGAAATATTTCAAATTTATTTCCCAAAGATTTTACTATATGTTCAACGCACTTATCTGCTTGTGCTTTGATTCTTGGAGAATAGTTTTTGGATGGTTTTTGTCTTCTTGCTGTTTCAACAATAGCCCATTCTAAATCTACGCCTTCTGAAGCCGCCATAATACACTCCTGTTTATAGAGTATTTATGCTTATAGATAGTGCAGGTAGCTTCCGATGATGTATTTTGGACCACTAATTGGGTGTGTGGCTACATGAGGATGTGTCCATAATGGTGGAAATACCAACATTTTACCTACCTCAGGCTGAATCATCATATCATATTCTGCTATAGACCTATTCAATTTGAATGCTGTATGACCACCTTGTTCGACAGTATTCAGATACAGGAAAAAGACTAAGAATCGTCGGGCTGATGCGTGGTTTTCTACATCAACATGAAATTCTATGCCGTCTTTATCGTTTGGCAGATAGCGTTTGATTCTAAACTGTTCGAAACCATACTGCTCTGGCCAAACTCGGTCATCTAGGTCAAAACCTTTCTTGTATGTATAGAGTGCATTCTTTGTCAAGCCCACCAAATAATCTTGAATGTCTTTCCAATCTTCATGCTTATTAATATTGAGTTCTGTAAAAGACCTATGCCCCTCTAGTTCAACATACTCTTGGTATTCCACATCATGTTCAAACCTATCAATTATCTGTTGACATAGGTCTGGATGCATAACATTTTCTAGTGTAGCAATGTAGTTCATACTTTTAACCCACCAAATTTATCGTTGATGTTTCGTTCACGGTTGCCAAATGTGTTCAATGGCTTATCGGGTATATCATCTTGACCCGAATCAGCCAAGTCCCTCTGTGCAGATTCTTCTACATCATACAGTCTCATCTTGGCACGGTCAATACCAACAACGAATCGTTTATACTGGCTCGGATCATTGTATCGGTTCTTCAACTGTTTGACAAGAAGTTGATTGAGATTTTCTAGTTCTTCATTACTGACCAAAGCAAACATGAAGTCAGCCGTTGCAGGCAGACCAAAAGATTCTGATGTATCTTCTAGACCAGGATCGGAGTTTGTATAGCCACTTCTTGTAGTCTGTGTTGCTGATACGATAGGCAGATTGTTTTCAACAGCAAGACCACGAAGTTCTTCTGCAATCGACTTGATATAGGTATAACTGTTTACATTACCACCAGGTTTGATTCGTGATGATGCACAGATATTCAGATAGTCGATGAAAATAATATCTGGCTTGAAACTTTTTTTCAATGCAAGTTCATTCAGAAGGGCACGGAAGTGTAGAGCAGATGCACTGGCAGTTGGATACTCTTTGATGATTAGCTTACCGTGAGTCCGGTTTTTCACAGCCTCAAACTTTCTTTGATAGTCACTCTTACCTATCGTCTGCAATTCATCAAGCGAGACATTCAAAAGATTGGCATCAATTCTTTCTGCAATCTTTTCTTCTGCCATTTCCATCGTGATATACAATACATTATGTCCCTGAGACAGGCAACCTGCTGCAACATGGCACATGAACAAAGATTTACCAACACCAGTACCAGCCAAGGCGATGTTCAATGTTTTAAGAGGCAGACCACCCTTGGTAATCTTGTTGAAGATATCTAGGTCGAATTTGATACGAGATTCTACTCGATGATAAAAATCATATCGTTCATCCGAATCTTGTATGTAATCGTGACCAACATGGCTATCAAAAGATACACCAAGGGCGTCTGCGAGAAGTTTTGGAATCTCACCTTTGGTTTTCTTGGTGTTTTTATCATCAAGAATACCAACAGATTCCATGATTGCATTATAGATTGCTTTGTCTTGGCAAAACTTTTCTGTCTGCTCTGTGAGCCATTTCATCTCAACCTTTTCATCTTTGTTCTGATGAATGTTGTTGAGTAGTTCTACTGCCGATTGAAGTTGTTGTTCAGTTAGGTTCTTACTATCGGTAAGATTGATAACTAGGGCTTCATGTGTCGGAAGATTCTTATACTTATTAGTAAACTCAAAAATTTCTTTGAAGATTATTTTCTCAGTTTGATCCGAGAAATAACTGTCTCTAATAAAGGGTATTACTTTGCGGGTATACTCCTCATTATGAATTAAATTCTTGAGAATTGTCTGTTCGATTCTGTTCATCTTTCGCCTTAGCTAACATAATTTCTGTGAGTAAATCACCCATGATTGTAGCAAATTCTTTATCAATTTGCAATGCTTCTATATCATGTTCACCTGGATGAAGTATAGTAAAACCAAACTGCAATACAGCAAGAGCGCCTTCTTCGACAACTCTTGCCTTATTGTAGTGGTAAACTACATCTTTATATTTACCTTTTGTGATTTGTATTCCAGTTATGGTGTCGGTTTCACCATCATAATTTTCACGCTCAAGGTTTATAAAGATGTAATCTCTACCTTCTTTAAGCTTCATCTTCCACCATTTCAAGTTCAGTATCAGGTCCCATAATGTTGCCATAAGCGATTTCATATTTTTTCCTTACATATTCTTTGAAGTCTTCATCAGATAGAATATCATTCCAAAATTCTTCGGTTTCAGTATCATTCAGACGATGTTTCTCACCGATTTCGCCTGTGCTTCTATCTACCTTTGCATACCAACCATTGCTTGGTTTCGAAACGTGTCCGGACTCCAATGCAATGTCAAGTAGACCAGACCACTTACTGATGCCACCATCAAAAGATACGCTAACAGGTATTTTAGATTTTTCTTTAACATAACGACTCTTTTCTACATTGATAATAAAATTGTAACCAACAATCTCGGTGCCTTCTTTCTCTTGCTGTCGACCAATGATGAAGATATTATCAGCAGAGTAGTAAGAACCTGTACCACCACCAACGATATCTTTAGGAAACATACCAATCTCCTTGTAGGTATGATTCACTACGACCATTGGAATATCTTTCAGATTCAAGTGAGGTGTTACCATACGGAACAAACTCTTGACCTGTTTTGCACGGCTCATATCTGCAACAGATTTACCT